TTTTAAAGTTATCTACATTCTCATGCTTCTTAACGAATTCGGTTGCTTCTGACATCGTGTCGAGTTGAATTGGATCAACTGCAACACCATCAAACGACTTCCAACCACTTTCATTTTTCTGAGATTTAAGATACATCGTCGGCTTGAACGGTATCTTCGTTTGAATGCGTTTACCATCATCCGTGTAACCACGAAATAAGATATTACTGCCATAACGATTTACGCAAGTATAAAAACTCATAAGACCTCAATCTGTTTCATATAATGTACAATGTATCACGTATGATACACTTTGTCAAGTATTTTAGTCAGTTCTTTCACCAAAGCCATAGTCGATGACTACTGGGAATCTTGGCACACCGTCAGGTGTAAGACCAAAGTATCTTAGTGTAGCCCAAGTTGGAGTATCACCAGTTTCCCATAACTCTTTCAGAACTTCTTGCTTGCCTCTGACTCCAGCACCGCAAGTCTCACCGCTTGGCAATAAAAGACCAAAATGTTTAACGTGTCCTGCCCAGTTGCCTTGACCTTCAAGCATAGTTACCACTCTGAACTCTTCCGTGATAAACTCTTTTCTCTTCAAAAGATCATTGCTTCTCTTATTTTGATATAGGGCGTTGTTTCTTACCATCTGACCCTCATAGCCCTCTTCCATATAATAAGAGTAGAGAGAGTCCAACTCAGCCTGATTACTTGCAAAGTCAGTCTGCACTATCTTGACCACATCGCCTCTGGCACCATATGCCAGCTTAATTCTGTCGATGAATAGCATGTCGGTATCCTGTACAAAACAGTCGTAAACGTGATACTGTACAAGAGATGCAGACTCAGCGATGTCCTCTGGAGTTGATTTAAGTTTTCTCACAAGACTGGTGATCTTGTTAAAATCTTCTTTTAGTTGATGATTATATAGTTCACCATCTAGCACTACATTTGGATTAGCATCAAGAAATGGCTTTACTGCTTCCCAAATATGTGGACAACTAGTGATCTCTTTACCCGCTCTAGTCCAGAGTCCAGATGAATTTGCTATACATCTGATACCGTCTAGTTTAGGTTGACTCCAGCCAGATTCTTGTGGACGTTTAGTGTAGTCACCTGCAAGCATAGGCTTGAACTTATCGTAACTATCAATCTTGCTTACTTCAGTGAAGTATTCTTTTTCGACTTTTTTATCCCAGCTTGCTTGCGCTTCTGCAATCGATTGGGATTTAGAGGTTGTGGCATTTACTTTACCTACGTTCTTAGGTTCACAAATATTCCAACCTGAGGTAACTAGTTTGCCGTCTTGAATGCCAGCTATAGACCTAGTTGCCGCATCGTTTTCATCATTCCAACCATATTCAATAGTTAAGACTCTGATTTTGCCCTTTGTGTCACGTTTGAACAAAGTTGGCAATGCAATCACATTTTTCATATTATATCTCTCAAGTTTATTTAGAAGTACAGTATAGCACTGAACTACACTAATGTCAAGTACTTTATTGCCAATAATTTCTTTCTAATAGAAAGGGACGCTTTTACACGTCCCTAGTTTGTAACTTACTTCTTTTCGGAAACAAAAGAGTACAGTTCTTTGGCTTTCTCCATCAACTCGTCCATTGAGTACATTTTGTAGGCATCTTGAAGAGATGCTTCAACATCTTTACGGGCTTTTTCGCCCTCTGCGATCATGTTCTCATAAAACTGGATGTTCATATGATACTGTTGATCCATGTAATCTTTAGCAAGTTTCAGCATTTCTGCTCGGATTTCAAAGGGGTTTTTATTAGACATACTTTTCTCCTGTGTTGTGTGTGTTGTCTTCATTCTTAGGATATGCTACTTAGACATGTAGCTATTACAAAGACACATATTCCGCTTAGTGCAAATTGCGCTACTGCATCACAAAATGTGCCGTCGCAACTCTTCAGAAAAGAGATTGCTTTGTTCATCAGCTTTTTGACTCCTATAGTTAGCTGTGAGATTAAAGGACGGAGCTTTCACTCCGTCCCACCCTGTATTACTCAGTGAGTAATTCTTTGGTATCCTCAAGAGTTTTTCCGATAGAAATCTTCTTCGGTTTTTGCTCTTCGGGGATAACGTTTTCTAACAGAATACGAAGCATTCCGTTCTCTAGGGAAGCATCTCTGACCACTACAGTCTCAGCTAAAGTGAACTTTCTACTGAAAGCACGTGCGGCAATGCCTCTATGAAGATACTCTTTTTCATCAGTCGCTTCGGGAGCTTTACCTTCAACAGTAAGCTGTCCGTCTTTTACCTCAATGTCTAATGATTCTTCAGTGAAGCCTGCTACGGCTAATTCCACGATATAAGTTGTATCACTTTCTTTAGTGATGTTATATGGTGGGTATGAGTTCGCCTTTACAGTGTTTTCTGACATAGCTGTAATGCGATCAAAGATCCTATCAAAACCTACAGTCGTAAAAGGATCGTATTTTGTTTGCAAATAAGTCATTATTGACCTCCTATATTTAGCAAGGGTTAATATATGTAAGTCCCATATGGCAACTTACATCTTTATTTATACATGCAATGTAGTAATGTTTCGAAAAAAATACATGATTTTTCGTAATAGTATATATTACTATACTACATGTTCACTATACGCCAGTTGAACCAAATCCACCAGTACGGCTGGTCTTGGTTTCTGGCTCATCAAAGACTTCTTCAAATACAAATTTAGAATAAGTCTCTAATACTTCTGCCTGAGCAATTCGATCACCGTCTACGACAGTGAACACCTCATCACTCATATTATGCAACATCACGTAAGTTTGATTCACATAATCTGCATCAACAACGCCTTCGCAATTCGCTAACGTGATTCCTTTCTTTAGAGCAAGTCCCGATCTAGCATGAATACGCATGGACTGCGTATCTTCTAAATCAAAAATGAGTCCAGTAGGAATCAGCACTCTTTCTCCAGAATAAACGAAAAGCTTTCCGTTGACATAAGCCGCAGGTCTACGCTTGTTATTGACGTTAATCACCATAACTTCATCGCCTTCTCTCATAGAGGCTTTCAAGTCAAAGCAGGCAGCCCACTCAGTTCCGAGTTCTGGCATATGCGCTTCTGGAAAAACTTTGTATACTTTAACATCGATGTTATCAGTCAGATCAACTGCTCGTTTCATCTGATCATCAATACCAATGATATAGGGATCGTGTTCGTAAGTAAGAGTATATGGCAGTGAACCATTCGTATCTAATGTATACGTAGCACTGTAATCTATAGGCGAAGCAAGTTCTGGGAATAGTTCAAGTTGTTGGGATACAGACATATTAATCTTCCTTAATTCTATAAAGTGGCTCAACGTGAATAGAGTCGTGGTAATCTCCATCACTTAGGTTTCTACGTACCGCTGTACGCTTCACAAAGTACCCATCATTAATATAATAGGTAATAAGTTCTTGACTAACTACTGAATCGTTATCAAGAAAGTTAAAATAATCGTGGGTAAACGGACCAGTCTTGTCTTTCACTTCCATAGTATAATTCTCCAGTTATCGTTTTTTGCCTATGCTATACTTCGCAATTAATTCCCACTCACCCTTTTCTTTATGAGGTAGAATTTTGATTTGTGATAATGGAGATTTAGGCTCATTGATCTTTTCAGAGTCAACGGTCTTAACAAGATCCCATTCTTCTAGAAGAGAGATAATAGTATTTCTACGTGCTTTATCTTCATCCGAGAAGTCATTAATCTTACCATCTAACATAAACAATTCTTTGAAGTGTACAATATAGTACTTACCTTGCTTGTGCAAGATATGACACGATTGGAACAACTTCTGTTCTTTCTTAGAGGCAATACCAATACGAGTCAATGTTTCCTTCACTTTGAGAAAACTCTCTTCGTTAGGTAGAGTGACCTCTACTAACTTATCTAATAAATTCATTTTTTCAAACCACCTGTTTCTTGTTGTTTTTTCATTATTTCCAGTTCTTCACTAGACAACAAGGACAGATACTCTTGGCCAACCGTTCTATTACATTGATAGTAGGCACACACAATATCGAGTTCCTCATTTCCAGCATTCTTAACCCACTTTGCCCATCGCTTTTTAGGTCTAATGCTATTTATAAGACACTCGTACTGGGGTCGTTTATCCAGTTCGTGGTGCATATTCATAAGGTTGGCATACAGAATTGTGTCTGCATGATACGAAAGTGCATTGTTTACCAACCAAGGCTCGTAGCCTTTTTCTGCCAATACATCGTTTTCACTGTCACGCATCATATTCTTTTTCGTCTGCGTGATAGACGTTACATAATCAAATGGATTCGCCATAATCGATATCCTCATTCATATTAGGAGTGTTCATTTCATCTGAACACTTCTTACAAACGTAAGCAGTGCCTTGACCGCCTAAGTAAGTATAATTAACTATACTATAATCTTTACCAATTTTCTTGTTGCACACTAAGCAAGGATGGCTAGGCTTTTGTTTTTTGAATCTGTCAAACAGTTTCATGTCATTTCCATTCCACTTCAGCCATGAGAGTTGCAAGTGCGGCAACACGATTGATCTCTGAGTTAGCAACGAATGCTTCTTTGTATTGATACTCAGCAAGTATGATGATTGAGTCTGCTACACTCTGAGTAGAAGCAATCTTAGAAGGAAGAATGTCATACAACTGTCGATAGAGAACTGCCGAATCAATATCTTGATTCTCTGCAACCCACTTACGTGTACCAGTAAAGTTTTTATCTTTCATCAAAGTAATCAATGCACTGATATTATCAGTGGACTTACTCGCTAAGATGCCAGAGTCAATCCTGCCAGTAGAAGAATAACGCTGTAGTTCATTAAGGACTCTGCGCCAATCTGGGAAATAAAGTTGAACAACTTCAGCAACAGACTTCTTATCATATTCGATTCCTTCGTCATCAAGAATACCACACACTCGTTTGAAAAAGTCTGCGGCGATCTTAGGTTTATCCTTATTACTTATATTGAACTCGACCACGCTACACCGAGAGTGTAGTGGCTCAATGATACGGTTCTTAAAGTTACATGTTAGAATAAAGCCACAGTTTTTACTAAACTCTTCCATAAAGTTACGAAGTGCTGGCTGTGTTGAGTTTGCATTCAAGTAATCAGCCTCGTCTAGGATGACGTACTTACGACCACCAGTAAACGAAACACTTGAAGCAAAGTTTGAGATATCAATTCTAAGGGTATCGATGTTACCATTCATCGAACCATTGATAGTAATGAAGTCTGCACCAATCTGATTGAGCATAGCCTTAGCAACAGTTGTCTTACCGACACCTGCTCGACCAGTTAGTAATAAGTTTGGAACATTGTTTTGATCAACGAACTGTTGAAAGGTCGTCTTAAGATCATCGGGGAGTATGGTATCTTCTACCGTTTGTGGTCGGTATTTCTCTACCCATAAAAAATCGTCTTGCATCATCAATCTCCATAATATAATAAATCTCTACTGCATTGTAGAGGGATGAAAGGAGGATGTCAAGTGACACCCTCCCTTCGGGTGCCTGATCAAGAAGCGGGAACTTCTGTTTCAGACGGAACTGGTGCTTCCGCATCAGCAGGTGGAACAGGCGCTTCGCCAGGCATATTTACTTCTTGCCCTTCTGCTTTAGCGTGTTCTAAAAATGCCATGAAACGTTGGCGTACTGTACCAACTGGCAATAACTCTTCACCACGAATGGCACCACGTGCGGTCGCAACGTCAATAATTTGTACTGCCGCTGAGATGTCATTCAGTGAAAGACCAGGAGCTTGTTGCTCTTGGGTTTCGGGGGCTTGGTTTTCTTCTGTCATATTAGTCTCCTATAACTAAGTTGATTAACGAGTTTCGATTGCAACCCAATATTGAACCTTACTCGACTTAAAGTGTGCCATACCTTTCGAAGATAAAGTAACTTCATAGTCGGCTGGTACCAATTTTAAGTTGTCAGTCTTAATGATCATATTAAATGGATCTGTACTGACACCTTCAGCAACAACGGTATTATAATTATCTGCCGTTGATGTTTTGCTGTCGACCGCTGACATAGTGATAGTACTACCATCACCGATGAAAGCAATCTCTGGCAATTGAAGAACACCTGCCGCTTGGCGGACGCTTTCAATATCTTGCCACTTAATATTGACGGATACTTCAGGATCGGGAACGACAATGTCCTTCTCGGGTGGAGTAACCATCAATGATTCGGATGTATACGTATAGCGAAGTTCACTTCTACCACCTTTAATGGTAAAACGATCTTGACCAAACTCAACATCTGGATTATCAAACAATGCGAGAGTACTTAAGAATCGAGACAGGTCATAAACACCTGCTTGAGTCTCAACAGTCTCATCGATTGTTGCCGCAGCCATAACAGTCTTTTGCGGGGATATAGTTCGAACTACTGACCCTGGCTTGAACACAATGCTAGGGTTGATAGTCGAAAAGTTTTTTAGAACACTCAACGTGTCTGAACTAAATTTCATATTTTATTCACCTTTATTAATAGTTTAAATTCACGTTCTGCAAAGTTATTTATATCAGAACATCCAAAAGTTTTCATATCTAACCCATATTACTCCTATTTTTTGTTAATTCTTCAGAACGTTCCATTTGCATTCTGATCCATTTTGCACAGTCTTTAGCACTAAATGCTTCATCATCTGGTGCTGGCATTCTATCATCTTCACCTACACCACGAATGACTGAACTTGACAGCATCAAAGCACCGGCCATAATCATACAGATGTGAGGCAAACCAGAACCAGTAGGACCGTCATCGTAATCTTTCCTGCGCTCAAAGTCATCGATGTGTCTCTTAAGACTATCGATCATTTGTTGCCAGGGCAGACCCTTTTCCCAATTTCTATCGGCATATTTCGTTGCACCATACTCAAGGGCTGCCGCCCCAGCGGCTAAACCTTCAAGAGGAAGTTGTCTGAAATATGGTACACCAATACATTCACGTAACGCACCACTTTCGGCTGCGGCAAATTCTTGCTTATCACTCATCGTCTAGTTTGCTCCAAATCGTTTTCGGCTCTGTATATAGCCTGTAATCTTAAAACGTCTGCGGCAACATCATGTTTACTATCATGAGCCACAAACGCTTCAGCCCAATATTTTTCATCAGCAAGAGGTACGAAACCACTACGTGTTGAAAAATCAAATTTAGCATCAATAAAAGTTCTGATATCTCTTACTTTCCAGAACTTAAGATACTCGTTCATCAACTTACCTTTGCCTTGTGACTCTAACAATCGAAATAGAATCACTGGATCAAAAGAATTACCTCGAGACCACCAATAACCAATATCTGGGTTGTCTCTGAAATATGATAGTATAGTATCACAAAACTCACCGACTGTCAAGTCATTTGATGAAGGTATGATATTATCCCGTGCTTCTTTTGGCAAATTTTCCCACCACTGAATATCAGACTTAGTGAAGCTACAGTTGTAATTGTGCATTTGATCTGTAATAGATAACTTAACAGTTTGAACTTCACCCACTATCTCTTCAAACGAATACGGATCTTCTACGAATCTTTCCCAGTCAAAGCAAGCATATGCCATATCTACTACTGGACACACAAGAACGTTTGCTCCTATTGTTTCCATATCAAAGATAAAGTTCTTACTGTTTTTCTTCATGCGGCTACCTTCTCATCATAAATTCTTTTATATTCAAGGACATTCATGGTACCCATTGCACTGTTATGCGACTTACGGATCATTGCACAATTGCTCAGTACTGTCTTACCACCAAGAGCATGTGCTTCCATGTGTCCAGCTTCTGCATCTTCCCAGTCTAAAGGTAGACCATCAATGTAGCAAGTATAGCGTTGATCTTGCAGTGTAACTTCTTTCATCCAACGTGGAAAGGCACGATTGCGGTCTTTCAATAGCGTAAACTCGTAAATGTTTTCCCACTCTGGATGGCTTGTCATCCACTTTACCATCTGAGTTTGCTTTTCAGCGTTATCGTGGTTTCGGGTATAGTCTTTGAACAACTGTGCGATTGTGGAATCTTTTGCTTCAAACTCTAAGTTTGGAATATCTGTCCACTTCTCTTTTGGATCATAGTACAAGTCATTGTACACAACAGAGAAGGCTTCATACCACGCAACGTAATCAGTTGCTTCTAAGTCAGAATCAAAACTTTCTGACAAATAAACATACAGGTTGAGTAATGCATTCTTCTCACTGTTACTTAATCCAGAGCCAAGTGTCTGACGGCGCACTTTGCCCATTTCATATAAGAAATCTAAAAACTTTTCACTCTTTTTCTTTAGAGTTTTCATGTTGATGTTTGGATTATCATACATCTCTTGGACTTTTATTGTCGTGCGGTTACATAACTTACTACCTTTGTAGAACGTATAGTACACACGGGCAACAAACTCTTCTTGCTTTAGACGTAAGTTGTCTCCAGACAACCACTTCAAATTACCAAACTCAGTAAGACCAAACAAATTGTGTATGATAGAGACTTTGCCATCGTTGCGAGTAACAACCCGAACAGTCTCACGGACTGCATTGGCGATTGGCGTATTGCCATAAGAGTTCAACATTTCAATCTCGTTCACGTGTGTAGTCTCGTTTAAGCTACGGAAGATTTTACCCTTCATTTCGTTACTCAATGGAGAATACATGGTGAATGCGAGTTCATAGTTTTTAAACTCTGACTTTTCTTTATCAGATAGTTCAGAATACACTCTACCTAGTACACGAAACTTGCCGTGAAAGAAGTCTCGAATTGCCCGCTTGCGGTGACCACCATCAAGTGATTCCCAAAGCCAAGTAGTTGGCTCACTAGAGACATCTACAAGAGTAATATTTCCAATATCAATGTTAGACATTATCGATAAGATAATTGCTTCTGATTTAGCATTTTGCACATCAGGGTGTACAGGTAGTCGCTGTCCGATTGGACTACAATCTACAGTTGGCAGAAGGTCTAGAACAAACTCTTGAATGCTCATGACCTTACGTGAGAACTTTATTTTACTCAAATGTCATCTCCTCAAATCCGAAAGCGGCTACTTTGTATTTCTTATTGCCGATCAGCATTTGGTCACCCATCGAAGTAGATCGAAGACCCATTCCATCTTTACCTAAAGATGCCATCACAGTTACGTCTGGATTGTAGTCACCGTTATCTTCGATATCAGTTCGACTCCAAGAACCCATCACGTTATTAGTCCAACGATAAGCATATTCTAATGCCTCATCGGTTGACCGAGCGTCTTCAGGAATGTTTACAAAAGCAACCGTTCGTGGACTTTCTTCGAAGGCTGTATGAATCACTGCAACTTGCATAATATAATCTCTCATTGTTTACTTGAACAGTATACAAGGAGTTGACACGAATGTCAACCCCTAATTTCACTTTTTACGAAATTAATTCGTAAGGCTGGTTCCACTTACCAACATTGATGTCAGTGTAATGTGATCTATGAAAATAGTCAGTCATCGCATCATCGTTGTTGAAGTAGTTAGGACCTTTCATAGCCGCTAACAACTTGTTAAGAAACTTCTGGGCAACACCAGCATAATGCTCATCAATCCAATATTCATTGACTTGGATGTAATGATCACCGTGAGTGTAGTTGTCAGAAAAGTCAATCTTACCTGCTTTGATATTTACGCAAAGAGTTGAGTGGTTATTGACAGAAATACTGCCTTTCATACCGAACTCTTTAAGAACTGCTTTGATAGCAGGAGCAAGTGATTTCTTCATTTCTTGTGATACATACGCCATAATTTCTTCTCCGTTTCTCTTGATTACAGTACTATAATAACAGGTTTGACCATAATGTCAACCACTTTTTTCAAGAAAAATGAATTTTTTTATGCGTTTTTCCAATCAAAATCTTTGACTAGCTCCATACCGTAGTTGTTCACGCCAGTAGGTCGATCATATCCATCTTTGAATCGAAGCTTATTCACCTTGAATGGACCGTAGTCCACAAAGTGGTGCCATCTACCATATTTCCAGACAAGTCTTGCCACGTCTGGGTGCATGTCAACTAGCATCTGTGACTTATTTACAGTACCCTCTGTATTATAACCAGTCTCTTTGAACTCTTCATTTTCAGTATTCTCTGCGTGATAGAATTCAGCAGTATTACCACCAGCGACTGTCTGCGTAGCGGCTTTGCCTTGCATGAATGCGTTAAACTGCATACAAACATCTCCGTCTTTCATCACTCGTAAGCAGATGTCAGTATCTTCATTATACCTACCACGCCATCTATGCTTACAATCATTCCGAATAAGAAGACTAGAATATATACGGGTGTTAGCAACGTAAGGAGGATACTTCTGATCTGGCGCAATAAAGAATCTATACTGTGGACCAGCGATGTAAACATTGTCATATCTTCCTACAAAATCTTCCATGGCTCTAAAGCCAGCTCCGCTCTCAAAGCGAATACGTTTGTTCTCGTTTAGGCGATAGAAGTCCGAGATGTTATCATCAAACACCCAGTGACTTGTAGCCCCTAAACTTATAGAGTGGTCCCATGCCCAGTTTCTTGCCCTACCTGGACCATCACCATGATTTGAAAAAGGGGCAACTAGGAGCGTCACGTA